TAGCATCAGATAAGACATTAGTTCGGTTACCGAACTCATCTTCCTTGTTGAACTGGTCAAAAAAGGAAGAGGAACCACCATAGGAACCCATTCTACTATCGCCACCTGAACGGAGTAACGATTCATTTGGATTGATAGCCATTCCTCTACCTATTCTTCTTAATAGTCGGCATCGCCTGCCCAGTTAAAGAACTTCTTAACACCTTCCTTAGCACCTCTATAAGGTGAGGATTCAGCAAGCCAAGGAGCAGCACCTTCGATATAGTCGTCTATACCTTTAGCACCACCTCTGACATTACCAACAGCGTCTTGTCGTTGCTTTGTATTCATACTGAATTCAGGGGGAGTATGACTTATCCCACCTGTACCGGCATAGTTACCAACCATTTGTGTTTCACCACTCGTTGATTTACCACGACCTTCATCACTATAGAGATGTTCTTTACCTCTATCATTGACATTGCCATAGCTTGAATCACCTGCAGAAAGTTCAGATACAGAAGCATTGTCCTGTCTATGTCCACCCTGCATTTTTCTTAAAGCAGCAAGAGATTGAGGTCCAAACTTTCCATCCTCAGCAAGAGGGTTTCCATCTGCACCTGTAAAACCAGCTTGGTTTAACATTCTTTGCATTTGTCTTACGCTCTCTGCGTTGGAAGGGTCGAAACCTTCTCTCATTGCACCAACATCCATAGCCCCACCTTGTGAACCTTCTCTTAATACACCTTCTGCTACTGTTCTAGCAATATCTGCTTTAGCACCAGCATCGGCAGTAGGAGGTCCAGTTTGGGGTGCAGCATTTTCTGCTGCCTGTTGAGACATATCTGCTTGTTCAATAGGCGTTTTAGCCCAAGGAAAACCAAATTCTTCAGTTCTCGCTTGTTCGTCTGCTCGTCTTTCTTTTCTAGCAGCACGCCTTTGTTTTGATTCTTCATCGAATGGGTTAATCATAGCACCTAATCTACTTAGCATGTTTAACCTCTTTTCTTTGATTTTGGTTTAATGGGTTTAACTACAGTTCTTCTACTATTATTATTGGTTTCTTCTTTTCCAGATTGGAACTCACCACCAACAGTATTAGAGAATACCATACCTTTAGCCACTATTTCCCCCTCTTATCATAGACGCCTCTCGTAGGCTGAGAAGGTTCTACCTTCTTAGGCTTAGGCTTGTCTACTACTTTCTTTACTTTTTTATCTTTAGCCATTACAGCCTCCGTGTTGACTCAGTGGGCTCCGAAGAGCCCACTAAGAATGGTACGATATTATGACCACTTCAGAATAGCGTGAGTCTCAGGAAGTTGAATCTCAAGACCGGCTTCGGTCATTACGATATCTTTTCTTCCATCCACATTGTTATTCTGGACATTGGTTATAATGTGCGTATCACGATTAACACCATTACCTGCAAGAGGGCGATAGTTGACATTCTTCATATCAATCATCACTGCATAATCTTCGTACATTCCTCTAAATAGAGGCTCTGCAACAAAGTGAAGATTACCATAAATGGTATTAACTGTAGATACATTGTGTCCAAATGCACCCTTAACATTCTGAATATCAAGTGCGTAGGCATTAGAACCACCAGAGGTAGTCGCTGTATGTCCTAGTGCAACTGTGTTACCCAAGAATGAGTCGGCACCGAGCTTATTCAACCAAGTGATAACTTTTCTTGAAGCAAGAACAAGCTTATTTCCACTATTACCAGATTCTGGTGCGAAAATATCTTCCATTGCTGTTAAGAAGTTATCATAAGTTGAACTAGCGTATGTGAAAGATTTAATCTTTCCATGTCTTTCGGTGTAAGGCAAGATTCCCCAAGTGCGTCTTACAGGACCAGTTGATGTAGAATCATCAGAACCGATACCAAAAAGCATTGCATGCTCGATATCCATCTTATGTTCCATTAACTTTTCCTGCCAAACTCGCTTGTACTCATCAGCCTTGCCACGATAGCGTGTAGCCATTGCGGTACCTGAGAACATAGGTATAGCAGTTTTAAAAATCTGCACATACCCTTCACGGTCATACATCTCATCTTTCCAGCCTTCTGGGTCGGTTCCACCTTCTGCGAAAGCACTTCCGATTACCTGACCTTTTCCATCTGCTTCAACCTTAAGTTTCGAAGCGTTTGCAGGTGTTATTGCACCTACGCCCGGCTTTGAAAGTGAGATAAAAGCAAGGACTAGTCCTGAAGCTGCGGCATCCCCAGCTAAATCTGGGTCTGCTGTTATCTTGAATGTTGCGTGATGCACATCTGCGGCATATGTACTACCATCTGACGCATACTTACATTCAAGTTGTACTAACTGGTCTTTTAATAAGAACAGTGGTTGAACTGCTGTTGAAACAGCCCTTCCATATTTGTCATAAAGACAATCAACTAATACCTTGTCGTTTGACGCATAGGCAAAAGCTCCACTTGAATAAGCGGCGGCTACTTCGTTGGTTGTTTTTATCTCAAAGTTACGGCGTTGCCATTGATGACGCTGTTCCAAAAATTTGAATACAGGGTCATCAGTGGATTTCTTAGCAACTTTTGAGAGATAGACAAAAAATGGAGATTGGGCTGGTGCCAATTCAGCAACTCGTTCGCCAAAGTTATACATCCGTCTGCTATCATTGATAGAAGAAGATTGCATTGAACCTCCGGCGTTGATACTATACTGGTCTGCCATTTTAGACTCCTAGTCTATTATGTTTAAGTTACCCTTAGTCATTCCAAGGATTTTTACTTTTATAGTCACCAATCAAATCATCCATTATGATGTCCTCCGGACTTTTGGTCGTCTGTGCAGTGTTTGCTGCACTTTGAACGCCCATAGGCGAAGGAATTGATTGTGCTCTCTGGACTTGATTGAACGCTGGAGAGGGCTGTGCTGGTTGTTGTGCAGGTACCTGTCCTTTGTCCATTTGATACAAACGCCATAAGTTATCAACATTTAACGATTCGGGGGAACTCATTTTTTCAACAAAATCAGAGATTTCGGCATCATTTGCACCGTAATTCTGCTTTAATTGTGAAGAAATTTGGTTCACCTGTTCGGCGTTACGCTGTTCAGCTTCATATGCTTCTTGTTGTCTTCGTTGGTTTTCCTGTATGGATTCCCTTTCCTGTCTTAGTAATTCAGATTCATATGAAACCCTATCACTATTCCATTCATCCATATCATCACGATACTGGTCCATTTGGTCCAGATATTGTGCAGATGGGCTAGATGGGTCATCATAGGCTTCAGCTCTGTTGAAGTTCATGGGTCTTGTTGGTTTCTCTGGTGAGTCACGAAACGGCTCGGGCTCAGGGTCCTCAATTTCTTGAGGCTGAGCTTCAATCGAGTCTGGGCGTTTAATAGTATCCTGTAGAATCTCTACAGTTTTCTTTAATTGCTCATTCTCATTTTTGGCTTTGTCTGCTTCAGACTGCCAATATTGATAACGAACCTCTTCGTTATTTGTTGAATCTGCAAAACGCACTTCTCCATTGGGTACGGCAGAACCTTCAGCTACCGGAGTAGGTGCTTGTTCTGGTATGTTCCCACCAGCAGGTGCGAATACTTCATCAACTACTTCCTCTGTGAACAGAGAATCCTCCAAGTCGGTTACTTGACCTTGTTGATTTTCTTGAGACATATCAATGTTTCCTCAATATGGAGCCCTAACTAGCGTTTAGGGGTATCCTTTTTTGTGCCAGCATCCTTCTTCGCTCTTTTGATTTCAGATGCTATTTCACTAGTAGCGTCATCAAGGCGTTTCTCATATATGGTTCCGGCGGCAGAAGCACGGTTCGAAACCTTATCGAGGTCAGCCTTAAATTTTTCAACCTCAACTCGTTGTTTAAGATTAACATTCTCTCTATCCCTAGATTGCATATCACCTTGTAACTTCTTGATTTGTTCTTCAGCACCTTGCAATTGAGACTGTAGTTGTTCAATTGTGTCAGTTCTTTCAAGAACGCCTTCAACATCGAAGATTTCTGTTTTCTTCAGAACTTCTTCTTTGTCTATCAATCCATTACGATAAGCATCCATATAGAGTTCGAGTTGAGCATAACGATTAGTTGGTAATGTTGAGCCAGTAACAATTACTGCATCATAGTTACCTATTCCAATGTCATTAAACTTTCGTATGGAATCAGTAAAATCGTCATAATAATTCTTATTTATTAAATATTCGCTGGTCGTATTGTTGGGTTGCACCAGACGGATAACTTTTTCTTCTTGGTACAATTGTTGCATAAGTGGGATTGCAACAGCACAAACCCGACTCAGACCAGCTTCAATGTCCATTAACTTTGATTTTATCTTTCTTTGACCGAAGTCATCGATAGATACAGTAGCCTTATAAGTATGAGGGGCGGCTTGAGAATTCCCCATCATTAACTCATATAGACCAAGTTGATGGTCAATATCTGATTTCGCAGTCTGTTCATTTTGATATAACTCATTTGGTAATGGAAGAGGTTGAACTGGTTGGGGTGCTCCTTGGTCGAAATCGACTTCAATAGCAACTCCCGGTTGTGACCATTTAGATTCAAACTCTCTCATATCTACTGAACCTGCTGGAACTAAAATCTTTACATTCGTACTTGTTGTAGCGTGAGCAATTATCAAAGACCTAGTCTTATTGATATACTCTTGCATATCCTTACACATTCTAACATCAGACATAGGATATGGTGTTCTAGTATGAATATTCATGAATGGTATTATTGGATACTTATCTGTTGGTAGTACCCTCTTATAAAGTAGTTGGTCCCCCATTACTACTATTTGACATACTCTACATACATCTATTTGTACAACTTTAATTAATTCATCCTTTATCATCTCTCCTACAGTAACCTGTTCTATCTTTGGTTCTGGAGGTAGATTATCAGGTGGAAGTCCCTGTTGCTTAGCTTGTTCTAACATTTGTGCATGAGCCTGCATCAATTGTTCCATAGTCTGCTGTGCTAAATCTTGCCTAATAAAAGGTCTATTCTCAATATACCATGCTGGTTGTTCAGTATAAGCTTGAAATTCTTCATCATCCATTACTGCTTCTCTACCAGTAAATGATTCGTGTATTCTATATCTTGATACCATTTCTTTGTAGTATCTCTCATAACCCCTTACATATTCATCAGATTTACCTAATGCAGAATCAGTTAATGTTTCTATATCTTCAGGGAATATTGCCTTTCCATCATGTTCTCTACCTGTTGAAGGTCTATCAGAACTTCTATCTGATGTAGCATTTTTAACCTTAGACTCATACATAGGATAAAGTTTAGCAGCCTGCTTCTTTGTGAACATCCTTGATATAATAATGTTCTCAGCATCGTCACCAAATCTATCTCTTGAGTTAGGGTCTATATAAATATCTAATGGGTCTATATCTTTAATAACAACTTCACCCTTACCATTGTCTCTCATAGGGTCTTGATATACTAACATAGCACCCATTCCACAAACATAGTAATCATCTACTACACTTCTAAGTGCTGTTACACCATCTGATATATCCCACATATAAGCAAGTAATCCATTTAATAACTGAGCTACTTGATTATCACTATCTTCACGGGGTGAAACTCTGAACTGAGGTCTATTAGCAGTTAGTAGGGCTTTTGCCATTTCTACTGCTGGATGAAGTCTATTTACTACAATTGGAGCCTGACCACGCTCTCTAAGAGTTTGAGCTTGTTCTTTAGTCCATTGCTGTCCTAATCTGAACTCTCGGTCTTCTTGAGCTTGAACAGCCCATTTCTCTCTATTATTGGAGTAATCGGTAAAGAGGTCTTGAGTTTCCTCTACATGAATTTGTTTAGATGTACTTTTCTCAGCCATAAGTTATCCACCATGAAATTAGTTATTACATTGTCATCCAGTCAAGTACTTTTCTTCCAAGCTGTTCTGCCTTGTCTATTGCAGTAAAATGCTCTCTTCTAGTAGGTCTTGCACCATCTAATGCAGTCCATACAGCATCCATAACATCATCATGTTTTCCTCTTGGATAAGATAAGAACTCAGCTTGAGCCTCTATATCCTGAGGTCTAAAGAAAAATTGCTTTTTTGCAAGTAACGGGACCAGTGAAAGTAATCGCTCTGATTTTCTATTTCTGGGTTTAACGCCCTTCTCCAGTCCCGGTATATATAAGTTTTGTTCTTGCATCTGTTTCCTAACAGCACTCCTAAGTGCTTCCTGATAAGCAACAGTTTCTATCTTCATTCTTTTAGGTCTATATTTCTTATATTGCTTAATAATAGCATCCGGCTGTTCAGCAGGGTCAATCTTTGTTCTAACAAGATTAATCATATATACATTACCTTTTTTATCTATTCCTAATGTTGCAATAACAAAGAAGTCAGCTTTTATAGATAATGAAGATGCTGGGTCAACTCCAGAGTATACTGCTACTGGAACTAACTCATCTTCTTCTTCGTCAGGTTTCTCTTTAACAAGGAGAGACTGTCCATCTCT